TCCTGCCGCTGAGAACAAGGGTAACTTCAAGGGAAGCGGTTTGTTTCGTACCAACGCACAGAACCTGACATCTGATGTGACCATCCTCGCAACAGAGAACGCTAACGTAACAGGGCCATTCACAGTAGACAGCGGGGTTACCCTGACTGTTGAGAGTGGTGGTACATTGGTGACGCTATGAGTACGTTAAAGGCAGATACAATTCAAAGCACAGGTGGCGGTGCGGCTACGCTGACTGACCAACAGGCGGCAAAGGTGTGGGCTAACTATGCTGGTTCTGGAACAACTTTTAACGATAGCTTCAACGCTAGTGGGGCTGTAGACAACGGAACAGGAAACTATACGATTAGTTACACTAATAACTTTTCAGATGCAAACAACGCACCTCAAATGACGTCAACAGACGTAACAGAGGTTGGCGCAGAATCACAATCCGATGTTACTGCCTCTTCTGTAAAAATTCGTACACATAATTCATCAGGTACTACTAGAGACAGGGATTATGTTGGATTAGCTGGATTTGGAGACCTAGCATGAGTGAGATTATTACAAACAAACTCACTGGCAAGACTGCGGCTGGGGATGTGACCGTTACTAATGGCACTGCGACACAGAAACTTCAAGATGGTGTTATTCATACTTCTGCTGGCGTTAATCAAAATTCTAGTTCTTGGTTTGGCACAACGCAAAACACAGTTGCAACAGGTTCTTTGAATGTAAGTTCTATGACTGACCATTCTACAGGTAATTACGGTCTAAATTTAACTAATACTGCTGCTAATCTTAACACTCAAAAGTTTGCAGGAATGATAGGCCATACTAATAACTCCATTACCATTGACGATAATAGCATGACCACGTCTAGGTTTGATTTTGAAACAAATGATTCTGACTCTAACCAGACCACAGACCACTATAGCACAACTATGGTTTCAGGAGACCTCGCATAATGGCTGGCAAGATTGTAGCAGATACGCTGGAACACAGCACCGCAGGGTCGGTGACCACGGACTATGTTGTGAATGGTAGTGCAAAGGCATGGCTTAATATAAACGCCAGCGTAACTTTGCAGGATAGTTTAAATATTTCGTCAATGACAGACAACGCAACAGGAAACTTCTCTTCTAATTTTAGTAGTAGTTTTGGAAATGCTTACTATGCACCATCTGGTCAAGCTGGTTGGAACACAGCTAACACTAACGCAAGAATAGTTTGGACCACCCACGCAGCCCCAACAACGTCTACACATAGGTTTGGTGTAGCTATTGATAACGGCAATGAAGAAGACTCTTATGTTATGAATGAGACTTATATGGGAGACCTAGCATAAATGAAAACACCTGAATTTCAAGGCACACATCTCTGGGATAGACTGTGCTGGGCAAAAGAGAACCTTGAACCGCATCAGTCAGACTACCGTGTTGTCTATGAGGACAGCATTGATGAGTGCGCCAAGATACTTGTGCCGGACCCTAACTGGATGGCTTGTGCATTGCAGGGTGGTATTTTACCACCTGTCTGGGTTTACCACGAACTTGCCAAAGACGAAGCGCAGGAAGATTTCAAGAAGCATACCCGTGGCTATCTGCTGCATGAGACTGAGCCTGTGCCAGCCATGACAGAAGAAGAAGCGATTGAATACCTGATTAAGAAGGACATACCACAGTCCGTGTGGACAACGTGGGATGAGGGCAACCGCCCGAAGATGGTTATCTGTACGAAGGAACAGTTACCAGCAACTCGTGAGTGGCGCAACGCATGGCGCATCTCTGACGAACTAAACTTAGAAGCAGCATAAGGAGATAACTATGGCTGTAACAACATACATTGTTGACAAGGACGGTAATCAGATTGATGCCTCAACCGCTACTGTTCCTGCCAATCGTGACTTCCGGGGAGCATGGTCACTCTCTGGTTCTGTAATTTCAGAAGACCTGACCAAAGCAAAAGAAATCTTCAAGGACAAAATCCGTGAAGTACGTAAGCCGTTGCTTGATGCAGAAGACGTAGTGTACATGAAGGCACTTGAAGCAGATGACGCATCTGCAAAGACAGCTTCTGTAACTAAGAAGACAGCCCTGCGTGATGCAACAGACGCATCAGCTATTTCATCTGCATCTGACATTGATGCCTTGAAAGCAGCATGGGATACAAGTGTATTAGGTGATAGCCCTTACGCATAAGCGTAGGGGTTACCCCTGTTTGGGAGAAGATAGATGGCGTTGACTAAAATTGGTGATGCAGGGATGCCAGCAGGGGCTGTGCTGCAGGTTGTTCAAAACACCGTTAGTGCAACTCAAGAAAGTACAAACTCAACATCTTACGTTGACGCTAGTTTGAATTGCAGCATCACACCATCTTCAACAAGCAGTAAAATACTTGTGCAGGTGACTACTCAGCAAAGGACTACATCTAGTGGCGACTATGGGCTGTTTGGGTTGAAACGGGGTTCTACTGATTTAGAAAGTGCAGCTTACTTTGGTACACAACAAAACGATGATTGGGAAACAGTAGCATTTCAGTATTTAGACAGCCCATCAACAACAAGTGCTGTTACGTATACATTGCGTTATGCAAGCTACGCTGGTTCTAATTATGTTTATATTGGCTGGTCTACTTCTCCCGGAAGTGTACAAGTCATGACACTTACGGAGATTGCAGGATGAATATGCTAGAAGCTATCCGTAGTATTAACTCTTCAGTTGTTAAAGTAGTAGATAGTGTAGCTTACAACGCATCAGGAGATGTTGTTGAATACGATAAAAACGCTGCCATAGCTGCTGAAAAAATGATTACCCTGAGAAATGTAAGAGATAAAAAATTATCTGAAACAGATTGGTGGGCTGGCTCTGACTTGACCATGACCCAAGCACAAACAGATTACCGCCAAGCCCTGCGTGACATCACAGACAATGCCACATCTCTTGATGACGTAACGTGGCCTACTAAACCATAAGGAAGACCGATGCCCTATATAGGTAAATCCCCATCCGTTGGTGTTCGCAATCGCTTTGTCTACCAAGCTACGTCTGGTCAGACTACATTCAGCGGTAGTGACAGCGATGCCAAGACACTTAGCTATCAGGATAGCCTGTACTTAGACGTGTACCAGAACGGGGTGCTGCTCAAGCCGGGTACGGACTACACTGCCACCACAGGCACTAGCGTTGTGCTGACTACTGGTGCAGCCCTGAATGACATTGTTGAGATGGTATCATACGATACGTTCTCTATTGCCAACAGCTACACCAAGTCTGAGTCAGATACACGCTACCCGTTCAAGGGAAATGACAGCATCATTCGCTTGAATGGTCAGACCATCTCTGCTGACATCACAATCGACAGTGACGAGAACGGTGTGTCGGCTGGGCCGATTACGCAAGACAATGCCACCGTCACTGTTAATGGATATTGGAGTATCGTATGACCAGCCAACTTAACGTAGATACCATTGTAGATAAGGCTGGCTCTGGCGGCACTAACATCAAAGTCGGTAATGACGCTACTTATGTTGCGGAAGGCGGTTCTGCTACACCAAACCTTGTGCAGGGGTTGCTTAAAATGTGGGTAATGTTTAATGGCTCTAGCGCACCTACTACAGCAGACAGTCTAAACGTGGGCAGTTTAACAGATAATGGGTCTGGCGATTATACAATAAACAGAACAAACGCAATGAACAACGCTAACTATTCCACATCTTCCATGTGTGATGAGAACGGAGTTGTGTTTATCAATACTGGAACATACTCAACAACAGCCAACGAAATACACGTTAAAGATTCAAACTCTCAAAGTAAAAATGATTACGACAGAATTGGCGTTCATGTGGCAGGAGACCTCGCATAATGGCAAGTATACTTAAAGTCGATGAAATGCAGGGTGTAATCAGCGCAGGTGATATCACGATTACCAGCGAGGGCGGCAGTGCAACCATGCAGTTGCAGCAGGGCGTGGCGAAAGTTTGGGTTTTTGGTACAGACAATGTTATCACAGACAGCTTGAACACGAGTTCATCGACAGATGTAGGAACAGGCGAATATACGTTTACCTTCACCTCTGCTACCGCAACAACAAATGTAGCAATGTCTGCTTGTGTTAATGAAAATCAAAATTTAATTGTGGGCAGAAAGTCAAATACGACAAGTAGCTACAATATAAGAATTAAGAACACCAGCAATACGGGAACAGACGCTAATACTGGAAGTTCTGTACACGGAGACCTAGCATAATGGCAAGCGAACTGAGAGTAGACACCCTGAAGGACTCGAGTGGCAATAACTCTGTTGGCATGAGTACGGTTGCAGAGGGAAGTGCGAAGGGCTGGATAAACTTCAACGGCACTGGAACGATAGCGGCAAGGGATAGCTTCAATCATAGTAGCCTGACAGACAACAGCACAGGCGATTACACAATTACGCACACCAGTTCTATGGATAATACTAATTACGTTAGAGACTGTTATTCTAGTGTTGATGATACAAAAGGTACATCCAGAACATACAATCCAGAATACTTTAGTATCGCTACGGGCAGTACAGGCTTGGCTACTTACTCACTAAGTAATTATGAAGACCACGCAAACATTGAATGTAAGTTTCACGGAGACCTAGCATGAGTAAAGCACAACAACTTACTGCTGTACGTACCGCATCCAACACCATTGAAACAGCCATTGATAATGCAGCAGACCATGCAGCGTTCATGGCTTTGTTTGATGTACCTACTGATGACAACGGTGACCCCACAGGTAATGCGCCTATCAACGATTGGCCTGATGAGGTATAAGATGAAGCCAGATGATTTAGCAATAGCTGTTGGCGGTATTTCTGCACCCATGTGGCTTCCTGCACTTAACGAGTGGGTGGCACTTGTAGTTGGTGTAATGTCTATTTGTTACTTAGCAATTAAATTATATAGTTCCATGAGGAAATAGTCATGATGCAGTTCAAGGCATTTAAGCCAGAGGCACTTAATAAGATTGCAGGAGCAATGGGCTATCAGGGTGATATGTCTCAGTTCCAGCAGTTTGTAGAGGGTGACCCACAGCGTAAGGCGCAGATGGAGCGTTACACTAATGCTGCACGTATGATGGCAAAGGGTGGTGCTGTACAGAAGTTTGCACCGGGCGGTACACCTACTCCTGCTGCTACAACACCAACATCAACACCTACACCACCCGCTGCTGCTTCAATGCAATTAGGAGATGTTACAGCGCAACGCATGTATCAACCTGCTTTGCCACAAGGTGGTGTTACACAGGCTGCTGCTATTCCGACAAGTACCGTACAAGACATTGCTGCTGGCACAGGCGCACTGACAGGTGGTGTAGCTGTAGCACCTGCACTAGCAACTACAGCACAAGCCGTACAGCCACAGCAAACTGCTGCTGCTCAGATGCAAGCAGTACA